AAGGTTATAGAGGGCTACGACTTCCTCAAAGCGAACCCTCGGCTGAAAAACAGAATAATTTTTCTGACGCTCGGCGGTAGCTATGCGTATGGGACAAATGTTCCGGGATCTGATATTGATGTAAGAGGCTGCGCGTTGAACAGCAAGTCAGATCTTCTCGGCCTTACCAATTTCGAGCAATTCGTAGACAACCAGACTGACACGGTTATATACTCGTTCAACAAGCTCGTGTCGCTTTTGCTTAACTGCAACCCGAACGTAATTGAAATGCTCGGGTGCAGACCGGAGCATTACTTCCAGATAGATGACATAGGGCGTCAGATGATCGAGAATCGGAGGCTGTTCTTGTCCAAAAGAGCCGTATCATCTTTTGGAGGGTACGCGAACCAGCAACTTCGGCGAATGGAAAACGCCATTGCCAGAGATTCGCTGCCTCAATCGAGACGTGAGGAACATATCAAGCAATCTATGGAGAACTCGATGTCCGCATTCGAACGGAAGTACACCGAGTTCCCGCAAGGCAGCATCAAGCTCTACACCGGCGAAAGCGATAAGGACGATCTCGATACAGAAGTGTTTGCGGACATCCATTTGACAAGATACCCGTGCAGAGAATTTCATAGCATGATAAACGATATGACCAACATTATCGGCTGCTATGAGAAATTGAACGGAAGGAACCGGAAGAAGGACGAGGCGCATCTTAATAAACACGCCATGCACCTTATACGCCTGTATCTGATGTGCCTGGATATTTTGGAGAAGGAAGAGATTGTAACCTACCGCGAGAAAGACCATGACCTCCTTATGAGCGTCCGCAACGGCGAGTACATGAACGAGGATGGTACGTATCGGCAGGAGTTCTTCGATATGGTGAGCGACCTCGAAAAGCGCCTGCACTACGCGAAGAACAACACTTCGCTCCCCAAAGCACCGGATATGAAGAAGGTCGAGGAATTTGTTATGAGTGTGAACGTGGAGGCAATCAAGAGGGAATGAGCGATCTTAAGATTTTCGCAAAGACCATAGACGAAAAAGCCAAGTCGCAGATTTATACCTTGCTTGCGCAAGACGCTTTCAAGGATTGCAAAGTCCGTATTATGCCGGATGTACACGCCGGGGCGGGATGCGTAATCGGATTTACCGCTGACCTTGGAGATAGAGTTATACCGAACATCGTAGGGGTTGATATAGGATGCGGTATGCTCTGCGTAGAACTCGGCAAGATCGACATTGATTTTGCAAAACTCGATAGGGTTATCAGAGAGAACGTACCGTCCGGCATGAACGTGAATGAAGATGTTAATACTCCGTTTAATCTTCACGAATTGAAATGCTTTGGGCGTCTTCGCAATGTTGATTGGATTGAAAGAAGCATGGGAAGCCTCGGCGGAGGAAACCACTTCATCGAGATTGACGTTGACGATGATGGCAACAAATATCTTGTAATCCATACGGGAAGTCGAAATCTAGGAAAACAAGTCTGCGAGATCTATCAGAACATGGCAATTGATAATCTCCACGGAAACGGAGCAAGGAAACGGGAAGTTGACAAACTAATCCAAGAGTACAAAGCTGCGGGTCGACAAAGCGAGATATCGGAAGGTATAGAAAGCGTTAAGAAGAAATTTGGAGGGTCTATCCCGAAAGACCTTTGCTATCTCGAAGGAGAAATGCGGAAAAATTATTTGCATGACATGGGATATTGCCAATATTTTGCCGTTATGAATCGCGCGTGGATAGCGGAAAAGATTGTCCGCAAAATGGGATTGGAAATGGTCAACGCTTTCGAGACCGTCCACAACTACATTGATATGCGGAGCAACATTGTCCGCAAGGGAGCTGTCTCTGCCGAGAAAGGCAAGAGGCTTCTTATCCCAATTAACATGCGAGACGGCTGCATTATCGGAATCGGTAAGGGAAATGAGGATTGGAACTGTTCTGCCCCGCACGGAGCAGGGCGGATTATGAGCCGTATGGAAGCGAAAGCGATCCTGCACATCGACGAGTATAAGGAAACCATGAGCGGCATCTATACGACTTCTGTATGCGTCGAGACGATTGACGAAGCGCCTATGGCATACAAGCCAATGCAGGAGATCGTTGATTGCACAGGTGACACGGTTGAAATCGAGCGGATCATTAAGCCTGCGTATAACTTCAAAGCAGCAGACGCCTAACCAATATTTTTCGGAAACAAAAAAGAGCTGACTACAAATCGTAGCCAGCTCTTTTGCTTTTAATAATACTAGATGTTGTGCATATGCTTGAAATCTACACAAAATAGTGATAAAATATATACATCTAGTAATCAAAGGCGGTGTCGTTATCGGCGTAATAGAGTTAGTAGAGCCTGCGTTTAAGCGCGACTTGTCAGACGCAAGCGCGCTGAAAGACGCATTTGACCTCTGCCGGTTGGTGGAACATGTAGACTTTGACCTCGCACACGAAAAGAACAGGCTGATCCATAGCCTTGCAGGGAAATACGCAATTCAGCAAAACAGCTCGGCCATGTTTGACATATACGAACAAAGCATGTTGTTTGAAGCTCCGCATGACTTCGACCTCTTCATGCTGGCGTTGGAACGCAAGAGACCCGTCAAAGAGCAGTTCTGGCGTCCGAGGCGAAAAAAGCTCATGCGCATTTGCAACGATTTACAAGATTTGCACGATGATAAGCTCGACGAGCTTTTTCTGTCGGCTCCGCCACGGGTAGGGAAAACGACGGTCGTTCAAATGTTCTTGCTGTGGATGATGGGAAAAGACACAGAAAAGAGCAATCTGTACTGTTCGTTCTCCGGGAAACCCGTTGATACGTTTTACAACGGACTTCTGGAAGTCTTGAAAGACCCGGACACCTATGCGTATAACGATATATTCCCCGGCGTTACCATAGCTGCCACGAACGCACTTGACGGCATTGTCGACTTGAACCGAAAGAAGAAGTACCCGACGTTTACAGGAAGACCGATAGGCGGATCTCTAAACGGCTCTTGCGACTGTAACGGGCTTATTATCGGGGATGACTTGTGCGAGGGCATAGAAACGGCAAGTTCCCCGCTTCGGCTTGCCTCTCTTTGGGCGAAAGTCGACAACAACCTCTTGACCCGTGCCAAAGAAGGATGCAAACGGCTGTGGATCGGAACTAGGTGGAGTTTGACCGACCCCGAGGGCGTGCGCCTTGATATACTTGAAAACGAAGATGCGTACAAAAATGTTCGATGGCGCGTCCGAAACACCCCCGCTTTGAACGAAAACGACGAGTCAAACTTCGATTATGACTATGGCGTCGGTTTTTCAACGCAATACTTCATCATGCGCCGCGCGTCGTTTGAACGAAATTCGGATATGGCGTCTTGGCTCGCTCAGTATATGGGAGAGCCGATAGAACGCGAGGGCGCGGTCTTTGACCCGGCAGAAATGCGGTATTATAACGGCGTGTTGCCGGAGGGTGAGCCGGATAGAAAGTTCTTGATTGCAGACCCTTCCTATGGCGGAGGCGACTATGTTGCGGCGTTTGTAGGGTATCAATATGGAGCGGATATTTTCGTCCCATCCGTCGTATATAACAACGGAGATAAGACAATAACGCAACAACTTATTGTCTCGGCAATCGAACGGTATAACGTGACAGCAGCCAAAATTGAGGGGACAAAAACAACCGCGCAATACGGGCAGGATGTTGACAATATGCTCCGGCAGAAGGGCATCCGAATCAACATGCAGATCAATACATCGCATTGGACTTCGCAAGGGAAACGGGACAGAATCATCGCCGCTGCGCCGGACATCAAGACGCATTTTGTCTTTCTCCAAGAAGGATTAAGAGACAAGGAATATAGCCAGTTCATGCAAAATGTGTATTCATTCACCTTCTTAATGAAGAAAAACGCGCATGATGACGCGCCGGACTGTTTGAGCATGGGGATTGACTTTGTTTTCCGTGGAGTTGTGAAAGCCGAGGCCATGCGCAGCCCGCTCAGACGATGATTTAACAAATTGTTATCAAAATAGCCTTGTTTAACACGAAATACACGAAAAAATATACTTGACGTAATCAAAACGATTTGTTATAATACAAGTGTATAAGTAGGTCTCGACAGGCCGTTCAAAAGAACGGAACCCGCGTAGGCTTCGGCTGTGACCTTCTTGCACAGGAAGCAATGCGAGCCTATCGGCCTCCGCAATACGCTACGGAGTGCGTGAAAACAGCAGAGAATCGCTCCATCGTGAGCGACGGCAGCAGTTGGCCGGAAACAACGCGCTCTCGATGCGTCGAAGCCTTGCGATCCTCGCGGGGTATGCGTTAGGCGCATCCAGGGCAAAGCGGTTGGCAGATCCGAAAAAACTGCCACACATAGCAGATTGGTGTAATGGTAGCACGACGGGCTTTGAACCCGTAGGCGTTGGATCGTAACCAGCATTTGCCGCCACTCTAGCATACTGGTTTTTCTCCTTTATTCCCCACGGGTTGAGTATTCGCACTATTCGGGATGAAACATCGACCGCCGTGAAAATCGGCATATATGGGCAAGTAGCGAATCGGCAAACGCGGCGGGCTGTAAACCCGCTTCCTTCGGGAGTAGTTGGCTCGACACCAACCTTGCTCACCATACGCAGGCGTAACCCTAACGGTAAGGGGACTGTTTGCTAAACAGCGAGTAGCTGGAAACGGTGTGTTGGTTCAAGTCCATCCGTCTGCGCCATTTGCGGCGTGATGCCGGGCGGCCCTGGCACCAGTCTTGAAAACTGAGGGCACGGAAACGTGTGGGGATCGACACCTCCGCGCCGCGCCACGAGAACTATTGAGGTGGAATAAAACGAAACAAGAGATTTCGCTTTCTCCGCAGGCTGTAAGCACCATAAACCGCATTTTGTCGGGCGGGAACGATGTAAAAGTACACGTTAACCAAAAGACAAACGAGCTGATGATTTACAAGTATCAAAATCCGAAGCTCGAATATAAAGTGGTCGTTGCGGCACAGCAACGGTGACAGCCGACACGGGCTAAGTTGACTACAAAATGTAGTGGGCTTAGCCCGCTTTTCTTTTGGAGGGCCGCATGGGATTCAAAAAGACCGTCGAGATTGACGGCGAAGTTAAAGAAATTGAGCTGCGCGGAGTAAGCAGCAATAGCGAGAGCGTTGCGGTCATGCCTCCGATGGAGCTTCATGGACGCCGCAAGATTTTCACCAATGTTCGAGCGATTACGCGCGAGAACATTCTTGACGTTCTGAATAAGGCGCTGAGCGTTCATAACCGCAACAGAGCCGAGGAAGTCTATCTCGAAAAGTACGTTCGAGGCGTTCAGCCCATCCTTGACCGGCAGAAGGTATATAACACGGCTATCAACAATAAGCTGTGCGTCAATATGGCAAATCAGATCGTCACGTTTAAGACGGCTGAATTTGCAGGGAAGCCCATCACCTTCGTGTCAAGAGGCGCGAAAAAGAGCGTCCCGAAGAAAATTGAAAAACTCAACTCCATGATGCTTTCCGAGGGCAAGCCCTCCAAGGACATGAAGTTGGCCTATTGGATGTTCACTTGCGGCGTCGGGTACAGGCTGATCTTGAACGACAAGGCGTATGCCGTGGCGAACGGCGAGCTTTTGGATGAAGCGCCGTTTGAAATCTATGTCCTCGACCCTCGCAACACCTTTGTGATCCGCAGAAACGATGTGACGCAAAGGGTCTTGGCCGGAGTTACCTACGTATATCTGTCTGACAGCGAGATCGAGTACACGGTTTACACCGATAACGAGGTTTATACCATTGTCGGCAATCAAACGACGGTCGGGGTCATTACGGGAGTTACCGTACACAATACCGGCGTTGTTCCAATCTTGGAATACCCGTGTAACAGCGTGTATATGTCCCCCCTGGAAGTCGTGCACGACCTTCTTAACGCCCTTTCGCTTTTGGTGAGCAACCGCGTTGACGGCATCGAACAGTTCATTCAAGCTCTCATGGTCTTTGAGGGCGTCGATGTTTCGCAAGAGACTTTGGACGAGGCGAGAGACAGCGGCGTTATCAAGCTGCCGCCCACGCTTGACGGTCGCAGCGGGCATTTGTACTACCTCAACGAGCAGTTGGATCAATCGCAGACCCAAACGCTTGTTGACGATATTAAGCAGACGATCCTTGAAATCGTTGGTATGCCCTCGCAGGGCAACGCGAACACTTCCGACAGCTCCAATAACGGCGCGGTCATTATGAAGAACGGTTGGTGGAACTCCGAGGCACGGAGGCTTGAAACCGTTGGAATGTGGGAAGAGATCGAAACGAACTTCCTCAAAATCGCTCTTCGTATTTGCACCGATGCAAATGTCTTGAATGGCTTGAACGTGTCTGACGTGAAGCCGAAGTTCTTTGCGAACAACTACGAGGATTTGATCTCCAAGACGCAAGCGTTCTCTACGCTTCGTTCTGCGGGCTGCCCGTCCATCCAGGCGTTCAAGTATTCGCATCTTGGACAAGACCCCGAAAGCGACTCTCTCACCTTCGACGCCTATCAAGACGAAAGGGAAGAATCTCTCAATATGTCGGTTGGCGTATCGTCCAATAGCGTTACATCCTATGGCGATAACGAGGATGAGAACGCGGGCGACGAAGAGGGTGAAGAGACTGGTGGCGAATGGGGCGTATGCCCGGTTTGCGGCAAAAAGTTCAAGAGGCGCAACGGCAATCAGACCTACGACAGCGAAGAGTGCAGGCGCATAGCTCGAAAGCAACAGGGTGCGTTTAAGTGAATTACGAGTACGCAGATAGAGCGATCCGCGACATGAACCGCCGCAACCTTCGCGCGTTCGACAAGTTGAAACAACTGAAATTCGACGAGACGAACATTATGCAATCGGTCTCAAAGACGTATTCAGATTCGATCAGACTTGCGAAAAAGCGATATTTGCAGATTGCGACTGACGCATACATTGAGGCTCTTGTCCTTGCGGGAATTGACCGAGCCAAAGCGGAAGATATGGCGGAGAATTCGATCACCGAAGATTGGGTTCTTGACATGTTGGAAGAATACGACCCCGTTACGCTGTATCAGTTTTTGCCGGAGGCCGAGCGAAAAAAGCAAAGGCTTATAGAAGCCCTTATTGCGGCTCACAACAAAGGGCAAGAGGTTGAAAGGGCATTACGCCTTTGGACACGGCAGATTGCGCATTACGCCGATCAAAGCGTAGTAGACGGGACGATAGACGGCTACAAAGACGCTGGCGTAAAAAAGGTGAAGTGGGTAACGGCAGAGGACGAAAAGGTTTGCCGCGCTTGCCGGAAACTTGACGGAAAGATTTTCGACATAGGCAAAGTTCCTCCCCGCCCACATTATGGTTGTCGCTGCCGCCTTGAAAAAGCGAAGTAGCATCTTTTTCATTTTATCCTCCTTATAACCGTGGCGGCTCGGTCACAATAAACCGCCTTTTATGGAGAATTTATGACGCTTGACTTGATCGTGCCCCATTATAAAGAGCCGTGGGAAACATGCAAATATCTCTTTGACACCATTGCGACCCAACGCGGCATTTGCCTTGATGACATCCGCGTGATCGTCGTAAACGACGGAGATTGCTTTTTGAGCGAAGATTGCTTTGCGGGCTATCCGTACAAGGTGGAATACCTCAAAAAGCAGCACGGCGGCGTCTCTGCGGCGAGAAACTACGGATTAGACCACAGCTCGGCGGACTACGTGATGTTCTGCGACATTGACGATGGCTTTTTGAGCAACTACGGTCTGTATCTCGTGTTCGCGGCGATGCACGAGGGCTTTGATATGTTGGTGTCTTCGTTTATTGAAGAGTCTTTTGCGAAGGACACCAACGCTCCGCTGATCCTACCGCGCAAGGATGACATGACCTTCGTTCATGGCAAAGCGTATCGGCGTCAGTTCTTGGTTGAGAACAATCTTCGCTTTGACGAAAAGCTCACCATCCATGAGGACGGCTATTTCAACCTCCTTGCTTACACGGTAGCGAAAGCCAGCGGCAAGGTGAAGAAGATCGAAACGCCGTTTTACCTTTGGCGTTGGAACGACAGCTCGGTTGTGCGGTCAAACAAGAGCGATTTCGTTTTGAAGACTTATTCGAACTTAATGGATGCTCGCACAAGGACTTGCGAAGAATTGAAGCGGCGCGGCTTTGAAGAGGAATTTCGTGTGTCGGTCTGCATGACCGTTTTGAACAGCTACTACGACTTCCAAAAGACGAGATACCACGAAGCGCAAAACGCGCGGTATCTGCGTGAGGCAAAAAAGGCGTTCAAGCAGTTCTTCGGACAGTTCGGCAAAGTCTTCAAAGGTTGCACGAACTCGGAGATAGCCGATATTGCTGTTTCAGCGAGGGCTAACGCCGTAGCAAACGGGATGTTAATGGAACAACAGGATTTGAAGACTTTTCTTCGGCACATTGAGTACGAAGTCAAGGCAAAATGAGGTTTGAGAATGGGCGATCTTTTACGCTTCATACTGTACTATACCGACACCGACGAGGGCGTTAAGCCTGTCCCTATTGAATGGAGTACCGTTACCGGTTCTTCTCCGCTGGCGCTTGTTAATGCGCTTGCCGAGCATATTCGCTCCCTCACGCAGTACGGCAAATGTGTGCAGAAGCCTGTGGACTATCTCGCCAGCGTCACACAGACAGGCGTATGCGAACAGGCAAGCACCCCCACGCCGACCGTTCCCGTTGATATCAAGTGCAACAACGGGGTGCTGACCAAACCGCACGATACCTATACTGCCGTTGACGGACAGGGCACATACGTTACCCCCGGCTCGACGCGAATTTACAAGGCGCTGAATGTTGAGGACGGGAACTATACGATTTCCGTTCCTGTTGCCTACGACTTCATCGTACAGTACAAGACCCCAACAGACGGGCCAACTCCGACAGACTATGGCAACGTCACATCATGGTTAAACGGCTACACAACCGTCACGCTTAACAAGGGCGAAGGGTACGGCTATGGCATCGCTATCCGCGACCACAACAATCAATCCGGGAACATCACCCCTGCCGACTTTTCCGGAACGATCATTGTTGTACACGATGACGAGCCTGTGAAGCCTGTCGGCACTCCCGAAGTTATCACAGATGCGAATGGAAATACTGCAAGCGCGGTTAATCTGTTGGGTGTTAGTGAATATGCTGACACGCAGGAGTTTATTGCGGGTGCTGTTGGGCGGCAGGTCGGAATCTATGTATGTACAGGTGATGAGAGTGGATGGGGAACATCCAGTACTGCGGGAATTTATACGCTTGCCGTAGGATTCGGAAAAGGTTTGGTTGCAATCTGCACTCATTTCACGAAGGTGTCAAATTCAACGTCTGCCGTAAACATGAGTGACGGAACCTTTAAGGGGCACAGTGCAAACAACATTGTCTATTTCAAGGATTCTTCCGCTGAAACGCTTGATGCTTTCAAAGCGGCGGCAAGGGCGGCATACGCAAGCGGGAATCCGTGGATTATTGTTTATGCTTTGTCCACCGCTACCACCGAAAGCGTCCCCGGTCAGTTGCTCGTCAAGGCTCCGCTGACCGTGACCGCCGAAGTGACCGTCCCGACGCTCGTCACCACCACGGCTGCGGTGTCCACGCCCGACTCGAATCATCCGCTGCCCGTGTGGTGTAACAACGGTGTTTTGACGGTCAGCCCTAATCTGTTCAATCCGAACAGCACTTATGCTATCGCCAAGCCTTGCGTGGTTAGTAGTTCGTCAGCGTCATTCCCAAACACAACGCAGACATGGGCGAACAGCTTGACCTATTTCTTCCTTGCAAAGCCGAACACGACCTACACCTATTCATGTGCGACAAAGGGCAACCGCCTGTGCGTTATGGGTTTAGACAGCGTTGTTAACCCGACCCAATATACTACGCAATCTTCGCTCGTGTTCGACAGCATCTTTGTAAACAATGGAACAAGTACTCCCGCAAATCGGAACTATACATTCACCACCGGGGCGAATACGCAGATGGTGGCTGTGTATTGTTCGCTTAGCACTCTCCCGACAGACATTCAGATTGAGGAAGGCGCACAAGCAACGGCGTACCATCCTTATCGAGAAGTATATCCTGTCGGCACTCCCGAAGTGCTGACGGTGCAGAGCGCGCAGCTTTTCGACGCGGCTAACGCTGTGCAGGACGGTAACTACATCAACTCCAACTCTGGAGGTCTTGGCACCCCCTCAGCAACTGGAGGTACATTCGTCCATTCCGACTTCATCCCCGTGAAAGAGGGCGTGACCTACTTCTTCGGGCAGACAAGGTATTCGGCATCAAGCGCAGGCATTGCGTGGTACTCCGCTTACAACCCCGACGATAGGACTTACACATTCATCGGAGGCAGCAACGGAAGTACGCTTAAAAACAGCAATATGAAACTGACCGCCCTCGAGGGCGCGAAGTGGCTGCGCTTTTCTATCCGCACGGACGAAAGCTACGACCCCAACTGGCAGAACACGGTTTATCTGTGCGAGTGCGAGAATGACACGCCCATTCTGACCGCTTACCAGCCGTACCACGCGCCGCAGACCGCTACGGTGGAAACTCTCCTCGGCTTGGGCGATTACAAAGACACACACGAACTTATCCACGGCCCCGTCAACCGCGACGTCGGCTGCATGGCTGTTGACGGCTATGAGGGCGACTGGGTCAAGGCTACGAGCGGCAGCAACGTCATGTTCTACCGAAACAGCAACCTCTCGGCAGCGGCAAATGTTTCGGCGTCTGGTGACATTATCCTCTGCGAGATCGCGACGCACTACAAAAACAGTTGGACAAGCGGTTCAAATAAAATCGTCCAGAGGAGCAATAAGAACTTCGGCTTTATGAACCCGACAGGCTTCGACATCAACTCCACCGTGGAGGACTGGGAGAACTATTGCAAAGCCCACCCGTTCTTGGTGTTCTACCCGCTGGCGCAGGAAACTGCCGAGAGCACCACGCCGCAGCACCTCAGCACCGCGCAGGGGACGAATACGGTCAGCGCGACGGCAAATGTTTCCGCTATTCAACTGAGCGTGGAGTACGCAGGCGGCGTACCAGCATAAAAGTAAATAGCAAGTGGCTAGTCCGGCCAGACGAAAAGGGAAAGGCTATCCCCTGCCACTTGATATTATAGCCAGCTACAAAGCCAGTAGTTTCTTGGACAAAACCAAGGGATTACTGGCTTTTTCTTTTGGGATATTTGCGGGAAACCGCTTGATATATCACGTCAGAGAAGACGCTAATCGCAACATAAGTCAGAGAAGACTAAAAAACGCAAAGGAGATTTTGAAATGGCAGAACTTGACACGAACGTGAACGCAGAAGTCGAAACCGACACCAACGTGCAGACGGAGGCTGAGAACGTCGAAACCGAAAAGACCGCAGAATCCGCAGAGTTGGCAAAACTCAGAGCAGACCTCGCAAAGCAGAAAGCCGCGCTTGATAAAGCGACGAGCGAGGCCGCCACGATGAAGAAGCAGCTCCGCGCGAAGCAGACCGCAGAGGAAGCGGCCGCAGAGGAAGCAAAGGCGCAGCAAGACGCGCTCATGCAAGAGCTTGAAACGCTCCGAAAGGAACGGGCTGTTGCGGCTACCACGGCGAAGATCATCCCGCTTGTGACGGACAGCGCAGTTGCGGGACAGGTCGCGGAGGATTTGTACGGCGCGGCGGACATTGACTCCGCTATTGCCGCTATTCAGAAAGCATGGGCGGCAAAGGAAAAGGCGCTTCGCCTTGAATTCGGTAAAATCCCGGCTCCCGGCGCTGGCGGGAACGATGGCCCGACCTACACCCGCGAACAGGTTGACGCTATGAAGTTCGAGGAACGTGTGAAGTTCGCCCGCGAACACCGAGACGAATACAACAGGCTCATGGGGAGGAACCCATGAAGAAAGGATGATTTTTAATGGCACAGGTTAACACCACTTACGGCACTTATCTGTCCGACCTCTTTGATCCCCAGGTCATCGCTGACCTCATTGACTCCAAGCTGACCGACAACATCGTTTTTGCTCCGCTTGCTATGGTGGACAACACCCTCGTCGGCAGGGCTGGCGATACCGTTACGCTGCCTTTTTACAGTTACATCGGTTCGGCCAGTGCTGTTTCCGAGGGCTACGACATTCCTCTTGCGAAGCTGGCGCAGACCACGACCTCTATTGCCGTTCGCAAGTTCGGCAAGGCGATTCAGCTTACCGACGAGGCCGTGCTTTCCGGCTACGGCGATCCTCTTGGTGAGGGCACTCGTCAGATCGCGGTTGCTATCGCTGACCGCATCGACACCGAACTGCTTGCGGCTCTTGCCGCGAACAGCGCGTCCGAGCAGAACTATGTCGGCGCGTCTACCGGCCTTGTCCCGGAGGACATTCCTCTGGCTCTTGCCAAGTTTGGCGAGGACTACGACGGCACGAAGGTTCTTCTGACCACGCCCGACTTCTACGCTCAGCTCCTCAAGCAGAACTGGATTCCGGCCAGCGAGATCGCTGCCGATGTGAAGGTGCGCGGTGCTATCGGCATGGCCTACGGCTGCCAGGTCGTTGTGAGCAACCGCCTTGTTTCCGCTGGCAACATGTACATTGTGAAGCCCGGCACTCTGGCGCTGTTCATGAAGCGCGACACCCTCATTGAGACCGACCGCGATATTCTGAATCAGTCCACCGTTGTGGCTGGCTCCAAGATCGTCGCCCCGTATCTGCTTAACCCGAAGGGCATGGTCAAGATGTCCGTCGGCTCCTAACAGGAGGTAGCCGCTATGATGCTTCATCGGCACTTTGAGGCAGACAAAGAAAACAAGAACGTGACCAAGCTTGCGGACGTGACGCCGCATGGGGAAGAGTTCGTTTCCGAGGTATTCCCGCCCGACGAGGAAGCACCGAAGCGGCGCGGCAGACCGAAGAAAACCGAGGACTAACAAACGGAGGCAGAGACTATGACTGACGCTGAGAAAATCGAATTGGTAGAAGCCATGACAGACGAATCGAACGACACGACGGTCTCTGCCTTTCTCGCTATGGCGGGCGAAGCCATTTGCCACTACTGCGATCCGTTTGGGACGCTTGAAACCACCGACGTTCTCGCAAAGTACGGGAGTGCGCAATGCAAACTTGCGGCGTACTACCTTAACAAGCGCGGTGCGGAGGGGCAAACGTCCCATTCGGAAAACGGAGTAAGCAGGAGCTACGAGTCCGGGGACATTCCCCCGTCTATCATGCGTGAAATCACGCCTATTTGCGGGGTGGTTTCGTGAAAGGTCTGGAACGAAACAAGACGCAGTTTTGGTACTGCCTCTATGACGGCAAAGAAGCCACTTACGACGCATACGGCAATGAGACCGGCAGCCCGCATGTTAAGTACACGTCCGAGGCCACAATGATGGCGAACGTTTCGCAAGCAACAGGCCAGTCAAATACTGAGCAATTCGGTAATCTGGATAACTACGACAAGGTTATTGTCACATACGATTTGAACTGTCCGATAGACGAAAACTCGGTATTGTTCATTGACAAAGAGCCTGAGCATAACACCGATGGCGACCCCATGTACGACTACATTGTGAAGCGCGTTGCCAAGAGCCTTAACAGCATATCTATCGCCGTGAGGAAGGTTGATGTCGGATGAACATTAAGATCACAATTGACCAATCCGCGATAGACAAAGCCACAAGGCAACTGGAAGAGTACACAGAAAACCTCCGCGAAAAGGCCAATCAGATATGCGAACGCCTTGCGACCTACGGAGCAGTTCAAGCGTCCTTGGGCTTCTCAAGGGCGTTCTATACAGGACAAAGCAACTTTGACATATCTGTTGAACCAATCGACAACGGCTACGCGATTATCGCGGGCGGCGAGACGGTTTTGTTCCTTGAGTTCGGCGCCGGCGTTTCGATGGGCTACGGACACCCGCAAGCGGGAGAGTTCGGCATGGGGCCTGGTACATACCCTGGAAAGGGGCATTGGGATCAGCCCTACGGATGGTGGATTCCCGGAGGCGAGCATACCTACGGCAACCCGCCCACAATGGCTATGTACAACACTTCAAAGGAAATTGAACAGGAAGTAGAACGAGTTGCGCGGGAGGTGCTGTTGTCTTGATTGACGTTGAGAATGATGTCTTTTCGACCGTCGCAGAGACGCTTAGAACGGCTTTCCCGGGCATTTCCGTATATGGGGAATATATAGAGTCCCCCGCGAACTTCCCGGCTGTAACGATTGTAGAAGCGGACAACAGAGTGCTTACCCGGATGCGCACGGTCAAGATCGAGAACGCGGCAAGCGTGATGTACGAAATGAACGTGTATTCCAACAAAGCATCCTCCCGCAAAGAGCAAGCAAAGGCAATCGCAACCGCCGCCGATGAAGTGTTTGAATCGCTTGGCTTTACGCGCACGTTCCGCGAACAAATCCCGAACCTAAAAGATGCAACGATATACAGAATCGTATGTCGATATGAAGCTGTTGTAGCTCCCGGCTATGACGGCAACTACCTTATCTATCAGAACTACTAAGGAGTGATTGGATGTCTCAGAGAGTTTCTACTGCCGGAATGTATCTGGCGTATGCTGTCGGCGCTGCCAATAGCAGACCCACTTCCGGCTATACCACCATTCCCGAAGTCAAGTCCATGCCGAGTTTCAATCCTTCCCCGGAAACGATTGAAAGCACCACTCTCGCCGAGACTGAATACAAGACCTATGTCGAAGGTCTGAAAGACCTCGGCGGTGCGCTTGAGTTCGGCGCGAATCTGACCGATGACCTCGTGACGTTTTGGGAAACGATGCTTGCCGCCTATGACGATGCGGTTGCCGTTGGCAATGTCATGTGGTTTGTGATCGCGCATCCCAAACTCGCAAAGGCCACCTATTTCCAGGGCGATCCCGCACCCATCGGCATCAATGAAGCGGCTGTCTCTGCTATGGCCGAGACCACGCTTTACATTACGCCGAACAGCGCCCCTGTTATGGCTGCAAAGCCCAACGCTGCCGATGTTACGCTGGATGCCCTCATGGTAGACACGCTTCTGCTCACCCCGCGCTTCAATCCCGCCGTGACGAGATATGCGGTTGCTACTACGGCTTCTTCCAATAACATCATTGCTCACGCGACCGATACCAATGCGAGCGTCGCAATTACCAGCACCGACGCCACGATTTCGACCAATACCGCGACTTGGGCTACTGGCCCGAACGAGGTCAAGGTTACTGTCACGAACGGCGGAGCGACCAAAGAATACATCCTTAACGTGACCAAATCTTAACGGAGGGTTTTATGGACGAAAGAGTAAAACCGATTCGCATTACCTTCAACAGTACAGGCGAGTGCTACGAGCTGGATTTTTCCAGAGATAGCGTGAGATTCGCAGAGCAAAGGAGTTTTAGCCCGCTGGATATTGAAAGATACCCGGCGACGAAGATTCCCGAGTTTTGGTTTTACGCTTTCCGAAAAAACCACAAGAAACTGTCTCGGCAGCAGACCGACGATCTTCTCAAGGAGCTTGGCGGTCTTACGCCGGAGATCATAGAGCGGCTTGGCCTCCTGTATGCGCAGGCGGCTCAGTCCAACAATATCCAGGAAGCGGAAGACCTGGAAAAAAACGGAGTGGCGACCGTGGAAATGTAGAGATTCCACGGTCGTTCACAGAAGTATTCGAGCGCGACTTTCCATACTACCTTGCTATGGGAATGAGTTACGAACTGTATTGGTTTGGTGACACTTGGCTTATCGAGGCTTACAGGAAAGCGGATCGGTTAAAGCAGGAGAGGGCGAACGAAAATGCTTGGCTGCAAGGCGTCTATCACGGCATGGCGATCAGCAGCACGATAGGCAATGCGTTCTTGCAGAAGGGCGCTACGCCTGTTAAATATCCCGAAGAACCGATCCCGCTTGACAAGAAAGAAAAGCAAGAAGCTGACGAAGAACTGATTGCACAAGTGTACATGAACAATATGGTACGAGCCGGAAAGAATTGGGGGAAAAGGCGGTGATGATATGGCTGACGTAACAATCTCGACTGTAAAGATCAATATTGAAGCAGACACCGGCGATTCCGAAAGTCGTATCAATCGTCTGAATCAATCACTAAGGAACCTCGGTAAAGGCTCCAACGCAAGCGGAAGCAGCAAGCAGATAAAGGAAACTGGAAATGCGGCAAGCAAAGCCGAGAAAAAAGTCAGCGGACTTAGCGTGGCCTTGGGGAAACTCGGTCGTGCGTTCGGGCGAATCATGCTGTATCGCGCCTTGCGCTCCGCAATCAAAACAATCACGGAAGCGTTTAGCGAAGGTTTGAAAAACGCTTATGCGTTTAGCGCCGGGCTTGAAGGTTCTGGCCATAGATTTGCCGCCGCAATGGATCAAATGTCCGGTTCCGCGGGAATAATGAAGAACCAGCTCGGCTCCGCGTTTATCAGCCTGCTTGCCGCGATTGCACCGATTGTCAACGCGATCATAGCAATGGTTACAAGGCTTGCTGTGGCGCTGTCTCAGCTCTTTGCCGCGTTCACGGGCGGCACATGGCTCAGAGCCACAAAAGGAGCGGAAGATCTCGCAGGCGCGTGCGGCGGCGGCGCTGCCGCTGCGAAGGAATGGAAAAACCAGCTTCTTGGCTTCGATGAAATCAACCGTCTTGAAGATCCCGGCGACACGGGCGGTGGTGGAGGCGGCGGAGGCGCTGC